CTCCGTTCGGGGAGGCTCACCCAATAGTCAGGGGATCATCCAGTACACAGCAAAATGTCCGGCCCATGAGACAAGCCACAATAGCCTTGCCATAGGGGCCACAAGGGACGGGAGGTACTTGGTTCACTGCCATGCCGGGTGTGCTGCCAGTGACGTTCTGGCGGCCGTAGGGCTGACTTTACAGGACATCTACCCGGACGGCGGAATCTTTGAGCGAGCGAAGGCGATCAATCCGGCTTTTCCCCAGCGCGTCGATAAGAATGTGCTGGAAATTGCCCAAGCGGACCGAATAAGCGGCAAGCGTCTGTCCGAGGCGGATAAGCGGAGAGAGAAGGAGGCATTTATCCGATCCAAGCGCGAAAAAAGGTGGCCTCAAGAGAGTGCGACATGAAATGGTTCAAGCACGATGCGGCGGCAAACATGGACGCCAAGCTTCGGCGGGTACGCCTAAAATACGGCATGGAGGGGTACGGGCTGTACTGGTACTGCCTGGAGCTGATCGCCGGGAGCGTCGAGAAAAACAACCTGACTTTCGAGCTCGAACACGACGCGGAAATCATCGCATACGATGTGGGCATTTCACAGGCGTTAGTGGAGGAGATGATGGTCTTTATGTGCGAACAAGGGCTTTTCGAGAATGACACCGGGAAAATCACGTGCTTAAAAATGCTAACAAGATCAGACGAATATACGCAAAAGATCATCAGGGGCGACATTACTTGTCGGGATAGTGTCCCGACACTATCGGGAGAAAATCCAAAAAAATCCCTCCTATTAGAACAGAACAGAACAGAACAGAACAGAAAAGAGGGAGGCCCACACCCCGGCCCACCCCCCAGCCCACACCCCAGCCCACACCCCAGCCCACACCCAGCCAAACCCAGAAGTCGCTTCGCTCCACCCACTCTCGAAGAGGTAAGAAAATATGTGAGAGAGAAAGGCTATAGCATCGACCCGGAGCAATTCTTCGACTACTACACGGCAAACGGCTGGTTTCAAGGCAAGGCGAAAATAAAAGACTGGAAGGCCTGCGTCAGGACATGGGTTAATCGCGACCAAGCTTTCTTAGCTGCCAAACCCAAGAAAGACCCATTCGCAGGAGCACTATGAACAAACTTGAAGGCGTAGATCTGATCGAATACCTGGAGCTCGTGGCTAAGCAGGAGTCCCAAAGCATCCGCCAGCTTTCCGATGCGGTTGACGGGATATGGCAGAGGATGCAGAACGGCCCGCAAACATTCGGCGATCCCATGCCCTGGGAGAAAACGCACAACAATTTTCGATTTAGACCTTCGGAGGTCACGCTCTGGGGTGGGGTGAACGGCCACGGTAAATCGCTAGTGCTGTCTCAGGTGAGTATCGCGCTCATGCAACAGAGCCCGATTTGCGTAGCGAGCCTGGAGATGACAATGCCTGCTCTAGGCGAGCGTCTGGTACGTCAAGCGGCCGGTGGACTGTGCGACATTACCGAGATGGGCCGGATCCTTGCAGCTACCGACGGCAGGTACTGGATCTACGATGAATGTGATTCGGTAGACCGCGAGCGGATCATTGGCATGGCCATCTACGCCATGAAAGAGCTCGGGTGTGGGCACGTGATCGTCGACAGCTTGGTGAAGTGCGGGATTGGCTCCGATGATTATTCAGGACAAGCCAAGTTCGTGGACAAACTCTGCTGGGTGGCTAAAACCTATGGCGGCCACATCCACCTTGTCCACCATTTACGCAAAGGCGGAAGCGAGAACGAAATACCGGACAAGGTCGCTGTAAAGGGAGCCGGCGAGATAACGGACCTCGTGGATAATCTGGTGCTTGTGTGGCGCAACAAGTCCAAGGAGGACGCTATGCAGGAGGGCGGGGACTACGTGGACGAAGATCCGGATTGCTTGCTGCTGGTGAAGAAACAACGGCACGGCGAGTGGGAGGGGAAGATTAAGTTGTGGTTCGACGCAAAGTCCCACCAGTTCAAGGCGAGCGGATTCCAGCCCGTCGAAAAACTGTTATGAGGCGGTTTCGTTGCATCGCAATAGACCCGCCCTGGGAATACCCTGAAGGGCTGCAAGGGCGGAAACTACCATACGAGACCATGCCAATCTCTCGGATTGCTGAGCTTCCAGTGCCATCGCTGTTGATGCGCGAGGGGTACGTGTTCTTGTGGACAACCAACCGACACCTGGAACAGGCGTTTTCGGTTGTGCGCAACTGGGGCTGTACGCCAAGACAAACGCTTACATGGTGCAAGCCACTGGCAGGGGTCGGCCTCGGCGGGATGTTTATGACTAACACAGAATTTATATTAGTAGGGCAAAACATCGGTGAGCGCAGCCATGCAAGGACGAAAAACACAAAAGGCCATAGAGTTGGAACAGCTTGGTTTAATTGGCCAGTGGCAGGTAACTCGGAGAAGCCGGAAGAATTTTATCGAATCGTGGAAAAGGTTTGCCTTGGGCCATACCTGGAAATGTTTGCCCGCGATCGTTCTCCTCTTTTCGGCACAAGGGAAGGCTGGGATGTTTGGGGCGACCAATGCAGGAGCACAATCGATCTACCATGTTGGTAACGAGACTAACTGCACACACCTATGCACAAACCAGCGGATTCCAGCCAATCGAAAAACTCTTATAACCAACGAGGAATAAAACCATGCCTTCTGTAAATACAGTGCTGTTGATCGGCCACCTGGGACAAGATCCTGAGCTTAGCCAGCTCCCGAGCGGCGATGCGGTCGCCAACTTTTCGCTTGCCACTACCGAGAAATGGAAGGCGAAGGACGGCACTCCGAAGGAGCTCACCGAGTGGAGCAGAATCGTGGTGTATGGAGCGTCTGCAGAGAAGTATGTGAGCGCCTATCTGAAAAAAGGCGACCTGTGTATGGTTCGGGGCAAGCTGAGGACGCGGTCCTGGGAGACCACTAGCGGCGAGAAAAGGTACTCGACGGAAATCATCGCAGACAGATTTGGGGGTGTGCAAGGGCTAGGAGGAGGCAAGGACCGCCATGAGAGGCATCCAGCGGCCCCACACGGTGCTGATGGGGGTCTGGCAGCACATGGGCAGGGGGCTGGTGCTCCGGCGGCTCATGGGCGCATAGACTTCGACGATAAACTGCCGTTCTGATCGGTGCCTAAGCTCAACTCACCCCAGCACGCCGGCTACCTGGCGGCGATCAAGCAGCGCAACCGCGCTACTTCGTCGAAGTGGGAGTCACAGTTCGCGCTCCACCTCCATGCCGACGGCATTCCGCCAGGCGCGCGCGAATTCCGCTTCTGTGCCGATGCTGTGGGCTGGCTGGATATGGACGCAAAGGAACGCCGGAAGATCCCGCTTCGTCGACTGCTAAGGCGGGCGGGGCTTCGAGACTTCCGCTTCGACTTTGCTTGGCCGGACAGAAAAATCGCAGTGGAGATCGACGGAGCCATCGCCAAGGGCGGACAGGGCGGACACACCTCCATCAAGGGCTACACCGACGACCGTCAAAAAGACTGCGAGGCGGCTGTCCTTGGGTGGACCGTGATTCGAGTCACGGGCCAGATGGTTAAAACCGGCTACGCAATCAATGTTTTATCGAGGTTATTCAAAAGGAGGCGGACAGCCGACTAAATATGCCAAAACCAAGAAGCCATTACAAAGACGATGAGTTCCTCCCGGACGCTAATCTGACTGTGATCTGCCTGCTGCAGGACGCCGAAGCGGCGCAGGATATCATCTACCAGGTGCGGTTCGCATGCTGCGGCCTGCTGACGCTCCAGACAAGGCACCAAATCCAACGCAGACTTTCCAAAGGACGGCAGGCACTACGGAAAAACGAGCTGATCCCCGCTTGCACTTCGTGCGTCAGGGGAAAACAGCGATCTGCTTCCCGCGCAGCGGCTAGGACGCGGGCCAGGTTGCAGAAAAAGATAAAACGCGGGAATTCTTTCTCCACGGCGGGAAAGCCGTGGGCTATCTGGATCAAGGCCATGCTTGTGATTGAGACAGAAGCGGTGCACCGGTGGGCTCAGAGGCGTGAGGACCGGGTGCTCAGCGGCGAACAGCCGACCTCCTAGGGGCGCGAGATGCCAAACATAGAGCTATTCAATGAAGACTGCATGATTGTTATGTCGAGGTATCCAGATAACTATTTTGACTTAGCGTGTGTCGATCCGCCTTATGGGATAGGTGGGAGCGGAAAATCTAACAAATCGCGTAGTAAATTAGCTGTTGCGAAAGACTACAAGCCATTTTCAGGCGGTGATTTAGACCCACCATCCATAGCGTATTTTTCTGAGCTGCAGCGGGTGAGTAATAACCAAATTGTGTGGGGCGCCAACCACTTTGTGGACAGAATAGCAAAAGGTTCGCCGTGCTGGCTCGTTTGGGACAAGGAAAACGGGGGGTCAGATTTTGCTGACTGCGAGTTAGCATGGTCAAGTTTCGCGACCGCTGTCCGCATCTTCCGTTTTAGGTGGAATGGTATGTGGCAAGGAAACATGAAGAAAAAAGAGTGGCGTATTCACCCCACACAAAAACCCGTCAAACTCTACACCTGGCTTCTGACAAACTACGCCGAACCCGGCCAGCGCATCCTGGACACCCACCTAGGCTCAGGATCTAGCGCGATAGCCGCCCACTACTTCGGCGCGGACTTCGTGGGCTGCGAGATCGACGAGGACTACTACCGGGCCGCCTGTGCCAGGTTCGACGCAGAGACCGCACAACAGGCGCTTGCCATCTAACCCTTCCCCTAGAGGGCCGCGAGGGCCGGGTGCTCAGAATGTTCCAGCTAAAAAATCGCGGCCCCGCTAAGAAAGTCGACTTCCTTAATCGAAATATCCCCGCTTGCCCGATCTGCGGCGAGCAACTGGTCCGCAGCACCCGGTACTACGAGCCGCCCTTCATCCCCACGCCAGACACCTGCCCCGAGCACGGGCTTCTGCGTCATCGCGCGTGATGTTCGGTGACGTGGTAGAATTCGGCCACATTTCCAAATGAGTCGAGACAATGCCGAGCGGTGGCCAGAACAAAATCATCCTGACCGATGAGCAGTACGTTCTCGTCGAGAAGTTTGCGGGTTACGGGCTGAACCAGGACAAGATCGCCGATGCGATAGGGATTTCTCTTGCAACGTTGAAACGCAATAAGACCGATAATGCAAAATTTGCTGAGCTGTACGCGCGTGGCAAAGCTAAGGCAGAGGGTAGTGTAGGTTCCTCTCTCTATAGGCGTGCTATAGACGGGGACGTAGGAGCCATCAAGTGGTGGGAACAGACGCGCGCGGGGCGCATGGAAAGATCCCGCCAGGACGTGACACAGGAGAGCACCCTCGTAGTCAAGGTCGTCCCGCACGCCGAATGACATGAGCGACATTCGATTAGAGATCGAAGTACGGCCCATCTTTATGCCGCTCTTCGCTCCGGATGTTGCGCGCTTCACAGTGGTTGTTGCCCACCGCCGAGCGGGTAAGACCGTCGCAGCCCTGCAGCGGCTCATTCACGCCGCCGCAGCTCCTTCTAAACCGAATTGCCGGTATTCCTACATTGCCCCGCTGCGAATGCAGTCGAAGGCCATTGCTTGGGATTATTTGAAAGCCTTTACTCGGGCGATCCCCGGCCTAAGCATCAATGAATCCGAGCTTCGGGTTGATTTTCCGACTGGCTCCCGCATCCAGCTATTTGGCTCCGATAATCCAGACGCCCTGAGAGGCGGCTACTGTGACGGGGTAATCCTCGACGAGGTAAGCCAGATGAGCCCAACCACTTGGGCTCATGTGGTTAGGCCGATGCTATCCGACCGGAAGGGCTGGGCGATGTTCATTGGCACGCCCGCCGGCAAGGGCGCGTTTTTCGAGCTGTGGGAAGAGGCAGAGCGCGCTCCGGGATGGGCGCGGTTTATGTTCAGGGCCAGCGATACCGGCCTAATCGATGATGAGGAGCTCCAAGCAGCCAGGCGCGAGATGAGTGAATCCGCCTACGCG